CGTCGCTCGCCTCAACCTCTTTTCCTCCTACCTAACTGGTTAGACAGAAAACTTAAATACTTCGATAACGAATATTATAATTGGGGATCTAAATGGCAAAACAAAAAACTCAAAAGAAAGAAGAAAACAAGATGTATTTTTGTTCCCTATGTCCATACGTTGCGACAAGTTACGAAGAACTTGACTTGCATTATACACTTGAACATGAAGACACTGGTGACATTTCGTATGAGCTTGAATATGAATTTGCAAATAAGAAAACAGACAAGAAGAAGGCAAAAAGTTTGAAGGAAAGAGCAATCAAAGAACTGAAATTACTTATTGAAGGCAGGACATTCAAAGAAGAATATATAGGAACTTGTTTCCAAAGATATTATATTGGTCGTTTAGGAAATACAATAACTTTGTTACCTTATGCAACTATATGTTAATTCTTTTTTCCCTTCTCTCCTCAAACAGCTGTTGGAGATCTCTTTCCTTTCCTCCTCCCCACCGACCGCACAGTCACTTTTCTTCCTACCTAACTGGTTAGGCAAAACTTAAATATCCGGGTTAGCACAAATATGATTGATCAAATATGTCCTCTCCACATCAAGTTAACTCAAATACAAATCAAACAAATTCTACTCAAATAACCTGGGAGACCATCTTAAGATCTCCCAGGATTGAGAAACAACATATCGATTTCGCAATGAGCCATATCGAGGATGCACCACAGTTGCCATATGAGTTCGTTTACGACCAATTCGCTGGCGTTAAAGTCTCCCCACCCACTGCGATAGCAATAAGCGGTGTGGGTGGGATCATTGGGGCAGTTTTAGTTTTAAAACATTCGACAAATATAAAATACATAAAATACTTTGTAACTACTGAGGATGTTATTAATTCCTCGGAGGGTTCACCACTATTTCTAGCGAAGTATGCTTTAGAGAGACTAAGTAAAACCATTGATGCTGAGGTTATCGTCTTGAAACTGAACGAATTTGAGAAAATTAAGCTACTTCTCCAGTATGGCGGGATTTATATCAGCGGTCTGCCCTACGAACTCGTGATCCAAATATCACAGTTAGCTGGCTTCGGTAGATTATGGCATTTTTCATCCTTTCAAAGAAAGTTCTATGTATTCTGATTCTGGGGTGTCCAAAATGAACGAACACGAACAATTTGAGCCAGAGATAAAAAAGTTCAGATGGTTATTGCAACAAGGATACATAACCTCTACTGAAGTATCGTTTTACAGTAACTTCTACAACATCGAACTAACCAATATTGTGAATTTTGAAGGATATGAAGTACTGACACCTTTGTTTATATTGTCGAGACCTAGTAGATTTGACAGTATAAGAAAGCAGTTACCTCAGGCAGAAATCGCAGACCCGATTTCGAAAAAATTCCCAATGATCTCACTAATAAGCCTAGAAAAGTTCATTAACACTCTAGTTAATCTCAAAATACCATACTACTTCTTCTCAGTGTGGTTGCACAGATCGTATAATGATATTCCAGAATCAGGTCAATTATTACTGAGTAAGTTCATCAATATGGCGAATTCTTCCTACAAATATGTTATAAAAAGTTATAACATCCCTTCATCTTCTTCAGAAGAACCAGCATTACCAACGGATCTAGAGAAAATAATATGTCATTTCAGGAAAATGTTGGGTAATAAGGATAACTGCGACGATAATGACTGGTGGAAGTATAATTTGTGGAACAAATCTAGTGTAACTGGTACTACAACTGCAAATAGTACAACAACCATCGGAAGGAAAGAAATAGAGAAGTTAGCGTTGAAATACAATGTATCACCAATTTGTTTACAGTACGTTATTATGTATAACAAAAACCCGTGTCACCTTTCCCCATTTCTTCTGCTCCAGATCAAATCAGACCTCTCTTCTTCCTCTTCATAATTTTTTCTCTCTTCCTCTCCTTATCACAGGGTATTCACATTTCTTTTTCTCTCTTCTTCCGTTATCGTTTTTGCATCCATCGTTTCTATCTCCCCTTCTTTTCCCAGATATTCTAGCACTGCGTCACTGTCATCTATCGCTATTACCTTACCCTCTCCATATTTTTCCCTGAGCTTCCTTACCACATCGCTCTTAAACTCATGGTCTTTCCTGAAGTCCTTCTCAGCCCTCAGCACGACCTCGTTTGGCTCTATCCCTATCTCTGACAGCTGTTTGAGAGTGTCTTCACGCTGTTTTTCCGAACGACCACTGACTACTGCTATCACTTCTGGCTTTTTCTCTTCAATTAACTGTTGCACAAACCTGATAACGTCCCACTTAGGTTTGTCCAGGTTCATGAACCTCGGCGATTGATAGCATTCCCAAAACATACGTTTGTTTCCGTTGGCTAGCTTCTCGCATTCGTTCCACCTGGCAGAAGTATCGAAAAGCGTGCCGTCCAAATCTAGGATTAACATCACTTGGCTTCACTCTCCTTTGTTTGTTTAAAACCCAGTATTGTTATTTTTCCATTCTCTTCTTTGAACTCTACCTCCTTAGCTTTCCCCTCGACATTATACACGAAGTAAAATGTTTTGAGACCCTTTTCGTCTCTTTCCCATTCTAGTTTGCTACAGTTCCCACCAAATTTAGTATTAAAGTAGTTTATCGCTTCCTGGTCGTTTTTTTCTTCCTGCAGTTTTTCTAAAGTCGCTGGGTCAAACGGTTCAATAAATAGGTAGATCTTCTTATTGTTTTTCCCGTCATCAAAAACGAAATATATCCCGAATTTGAAAATGTTAAGGTTTGAATTTACCATTATGTCGCGATGTTTCTTGATATATTCGTTATCCATAACAGCAGAAATATAAAGAGTGTTATGCCCGTCACCTATGCCTATACATAATAAGTTTGTGTGTGCGACTTTGTTGGCTTCGACTCTGACGTAGAAAGTGACGTATGACACACCTATAACTGGTGTAGTTGCGGGCATGAATCCTTGAACGCGGACTATGAAATATTTATCTATGTCGACTTTCGAGCTTACCATGTTAAATTCTTCACGCGATACTCTTAAAAAAAGTCGAGTTAGTTCTCAAACATATGTTTAAGAAACGATTCGTCTTGGTTTATTTTTAAACTCTGTGAGTGGCAAGTTAAAGATATGAAACCCGAGTGTAAGATCCTTTTGAAGGCATTCGAGGCAATTTCTTCTATTGAAAGTAAATACTATGAGGAAGATTTTCCTGAAATGTTGTCATATATGTATCTCCTGTTGAAGGGATATTGGAGAGTTAAGGAGGAGGACGGAGTAACCGAAGAAGTAAAAACACCACCATTCACGGCTATATCCCTCCTTAATACCATGAGGGTAATAACGGAAAGAATTAGGAACGGTACCACAATCGAAGAAATCGTAACCGAAAAGGAACTGTGCGGAGATGTTGAGGAGGTATGACGACAAATTCAACTCTAATAAATGCATTGCCCCCCTTTTTCTACACCCAGGTCTTTCTTATCGACGTCGCAGGGGGGTTCATTATAATGACCGTAATTGAGCTGTTTCTGCTAAGAAACAGTAGCTTAACCCATCTGCGACTTGCTTTGCCGTTTCTAACGTTTTCTGTCGGCTTTACTCTAATTTCCCTATATCTTTCTCCTTACATAACGTACAACCCTGTGTACACTACACCGTTCAATGTGACGTACAGAATTACACCTTACAGTACCGATGGGACTGTACTTCTATACATCAGTGTCGCAATCCTTGGGATGTCTATAGTATACTTTATTTACGCGTTTGCGGTTGACGTGTTGCACCTTTCTTTTGGCAGTAGTAAAGATGATGGTTATTTCATACCTTAGGGGTAATACTCATGTTACCCATGTTAGTGAATAAGAAAAAAGCGTTGCCAAGCGTCTATAAGAATTACGACGCATTATTATTTTTGCCCCCAGCAACAGTCAAAATCGATAAAAAAACGAGTATAATAGAGAAAAATGGTGTACATGTCGCTATAATGTATTCGGAAACCAACGGTATTTCTGTGATGTTGGATTTGCCCATTGATTTTTTAAAATTATACTATAAGATGACTACACAAGTAAACCAGGGAAACCCGAGTGACAGGATAGTCTATTTTGCCATAGTTCACATTTCTTCGCAAGCGTATGCAATAGAAAGAGCAAAAGTACAAAAAATGAATGCGAACACTAAAAGGAAGTTTTTCATTTTCCCAAGGTGGATTTGGCTCAACCTAGAACGAAATAACAGTGCGACGAATTATTTCGCCATAAACAGAATTGAAGACGATAACCCTGCAAACTTCTCAAAGGAATTTGATACATTCGGTGCCGTTGGGATTACCTTCAATAATTACTTTATTTTCGCTAGTGTCGCGAGGAAGGAGTACGTGGCTTCTATTAATAAACAAATATCGCTCGGTCTGGGGTTGGGGTCGTAATGTCTCTCTCATATTTACAGTCACTCGTTGGGAAAAATGTGATATTATTCAACTATCTACGTAATGTATTCAAAAATAAAATATACAAAATAGTCGAAAATGAGAATGAATATGCTGTTTATATTGATATGGGGATAGCCAGCAGGTTACAGCACAGGATCACGTACCCTGGGATTTACTTTATCACAGACGTGATGATACAAGGTACTAACTATGTAATTTTTCTAAAAAAACAAGTCGACCTAAAGAAATTTGCACTAGTAAGCTCGACAACAACTTTTGAATATTACATTTCCTCGTACCGTAAAATACAGTATAAAACTGATGTGGGGGTATTCGACGCTTTAGAATTCGATATAGGTGGTTTTCAGCACCTTACGTTTAACTATAATAACTGTATTATAGCGAAAGTGAAAAGGACTGGTCATAAGCGTATTGCGGTATGTTTAGGTGATAGTGTTATAATTGAAGATATAAACAATGTTTCGTGCAATTGTGATTGGTTTACGGTTGAGTGAGGTCGTGGACGGCAATGGTATATACTAAAAAAGACGAAGTCCCTTCTGCTGAGCAATTCCAATTCATCGTATATAAAGAGGTATGCATGGGGAACAGTAGTATGGTGTATCCTACTTTAGCTATAGAGAGGCTGAACACTGTGATGCTTACCTATTACAGCGATGAGATAGAAGAGCTATGGAGGGAATTAGTTCTAACAAAATATGAGAATGCGACGTCTGAGGACGAACTAAGGCAGATCCTAAAAATCGGTTGCGATATAATGTTCATCGTAATGAATGCGTCTGGTGACGATGTTAAGCCGTTGGTAACGAAAATACTAAATAGCACAAGGAAAAAACATCTGTTTTATGTCAACGAGGAAGCACTTGTGACTGAAAGTTCGTATCTCATAGACGTACTGACAAAATTCGTTAACCCCAACGGGTTCGATGTACTCACTGTTCTGAGCATATTGAAAGACGTACAAATAAGGACGGCTACTATGATTAGCAGTATTAAAGGCACATCATTATATCAGACACTTGTCAGCGAATTAGCCATAGATGAAAATGCTATTGAAAAAAGATGCACGGCGAAGTACTATAGAGAATGCGTAACTGAGAAGAAAACGCAATTATTGAAAGCATTGTAGTTTATCAGGATGAATATAAATATTCCACGTTAGCCCGCACTTCGATAGATTTGCAACTGAAAGTTTATTTAATTTAGATGAAAGAATTATAAGGAAAAAGAAGGCAAATGAGTATCTAAACTTTCTGTGAGCTACCTCGCCTTGAAGGGCGAAGAGACAGCAAGCAATTTTTAATAACTACAAGCAAACATATGTTTGAGTGATGTAAAAATGAGTAGTAACGATGCTTCACCGCTTGTTCCGTTAGATCAGTATCTCTCTAGGACTCTTTTTGATGACTTCATTTTAAGTGAAGACTTTACACGTCCCGAAAAGCTGTCAGCTAAGTACGACGGTTCGTTAACGTTAGTTAACTATAAGCCTATGGTAGCATCTAGATTTGAGTACTTACCAAGATACATGCCGTTCATAATTGAAGTAAAAGCTCCATCTAGGATATACGATCTCGAGCACCCACCGTTCATAGATGTGACATATGGAGAAAAAATGATAACCCTCGCTTTAGGTGAACTCAACGAGGTAATCGAAGCATATGATTTCAAGATTTATGAGAGGACTGTCTATGTTAGTATAATAAAGGCTGGTATAATACAGGATGTTACAGTTGGACGTTTTGCTTTCGATGTGATCATGCTAGAATACAATGGATCTATTCACACCTATTCCGAAGATGAGCGGAAATCTGCTGAAGCAAAAGTCAAATCGTTAATTCAAATTTTAGAATCCGCTAATCCTAAAATCCGAGAAAATTTCGACATCATGTATAAGACTTTTATTTCTCACGATAATGACAGTCTCCTATTCTCGTACATTTTCCTCATCCCCAAGGGGATTATAAACGAAATTTCCAATTTCCTGTTATCTCAGTACGAACAAATTTATGGCATTTCTACAAAACCACCAGCAGAATTTACACCTAGCGAAAATGTTCAGAGTCCTGAGTTACAGAAATTCCTTGATAAGTTACCGCTTGATCTCTACCCAGAACTGGTCATAGGCACGTACGGCTCTTCTCCTGCTGTGCTTTTACCAGAAGGAGACTATTCTCAGTACCTCACGGGCAACGAGCGTGTGATTAACCTAGGAAAAAACGTTGTAATAGTTTTCGGTAACCCTCAGGAGCAACAGACTCTTACTCCTGAACAACAGAACATAGAACAGAATAAGGAAGAAGAAAATAGTAATACTGATCTAGACAAATTAGAAAAAGTACCTAATAATGCTATCGCAGAAGGGTTAGGTAAGGAAATCCAGTCTATTTATGGATCAATAATTGAAGACGATACAATAAACGTTGAGAAAAAGAAACATCGACTTAAGACACTGAACGAAGCCTTAGATGAACTAGGCAAAGCAATATTGGATGCCTTAAAAAGTCAAACCCCGCTGAACGCTAATGAGCTAAGAAAGTATACAGAAGATATAGTTAAAAGTGCTGGACTATCATATACTAATAATTTTAAGTATTACCTCAGTTATTATGAACGTTCTTTAAGCGAAACTGAAGAGCTTGAAGTACTAGCTACACTTTTGACTTCTCTTGGGAAAACAATGTATGATATAGATAAAAAAATAAAGGAATATAACTCGCTACAATTAACATATTAAATTCAAAACTTTTTA